TGGTGTACGCCATGCTGCTGCTCCCGGGCGATGACCTCGAGCACCAGGCCGCGGCCGACGCCGAGGCCGTGCTCGGAGGCCTCCGCCCGGGCGAGGCACTGTGCCTGGTCCTCTTCGATGGTGACACCGGTGAACGGCGATCGCCGTTCGGCCTGCCGGGCTCACGGATGTGGTGACGCGCTTGCTGCTCGTCGCCGCCCTGGCGGCCGGGATAGTTATCCCGTCCTGCTCGACGCCGGCCGACGTCGAGGTGCGCCAGCTGCCCGCGCGCTGCGAGGGCGACCAGGTGGAGTGCACGATCGCCGCGCTGTGCCTGGCGCCCGAACGCCAGGAACTCCCCGAGTGCGACCTCACCCCGGCGCAACGGCGGTACAGCATCTGGACGGTGGTCGTAGCGTGGCTGGCACTCTGGTCCTCGATCGGGCTGCTCGGTGCGGTGACGGCCCTGGTGGTCAGCCGCCGACGAAGCTCCACTCGTTAACGTCCCCGCGCAATCGCCCGGCCGCTAGGGGGCCGGGCGACGCGTCGAGCCGGCGGACGGCTCGCGAGGAGCTGATCGTAGGTGTCCTTCTTCGAGTCTCACCGTGATCCCGACACTGACGCGCTCCTGGAGATCCTCAGCCGCGTCGACGCTCGACTCGCCGAGCTGCAGGTCGTTCGACGTGTCGACGAGATCCTGGTGGCCGATTGTCGGCTGGACCTGGCACCCATCATCGAGGAGTGCGAAGCCATCCGGGACGCAGCTGACCGGCATCAGGCCTGGATCGATGCCAACCGAGGGCAGTGGGCCGAGGAGCAGGCGATCCGCTCGGCCGAGCGAGCTGTGCGCGACGAGCAGGACCGCGTGGGTATGGCTCGCGCTCTCGAGTTTGCCTGCCCGTACTGTCTTGCTGCGGTGGACGAGCCGTGCAGGTCGAGGTCGGGCGCCCTCCTGTCAGAGCACCGAGTCGAGCAGGACGGCCAGCTTGTGCTGGTGCCCGGCTCGCACGCCGATCGCCGACGCGCGGTGTTCGGGCTTCCGCCGCACGTGCCTCGGCCGGAGGACTGATCCTCCCGATCTGCCGTACACCTGTTCGCTACGGTTGCGGGGTGTGGAGCTGGGTGAGCAGCTGTCGATCGACGATGTCGTGGGCACCATCCGCATCGGTCCTGAGGGCGGTGCCCCGGTCAACGCGCGGGCTGAGATCGCCCGGCTCCACGACGACGGGCTGGGCTTCACGGCGATCGCCCGCAGCCTGAACGCGCGCCGGGTCCCGACGCCGTCGGGGCGCGGGTTGTGGTGGGCGTCGACGTGTCGCCGGCATGTGGACCCGACGGGCTGGCGTGACTACATCCGCTCCTACCGGGCGGCCCAGCGATGAGCGGGATTTACTCGTCCCGGCGCTGGAAGGCGGTGCGGGCGTTCGTGCTGCTGCGCGACGCCGGCGTCTGTCGGTGGTGCGGGGCGGAAGCGACCGACGCCGATCACGTGGTGCCGCTGGCCGAGGGCGGCGCGCCGTTCGATGCCCGCAACGTGGCCGCGTCGTGCGAGGCCTGCAACAGCCGCCGCGGTGGGATGCAGCGGTCCAGCTCGAGGCCTGGGTCGTCGCTGGCGCCGGGCTCCGGTTTTCTGCGGGCGGACTCGTCGTCGCGGGACACCTCTCGCCCGATCTCTCCCCTGCCGGCGTCGACCCGCCGCCGGCTGTAATCACGGTGCGCGGCGATGGCCAACCGGGACCAGCTCGCCCTCTTCCCCGCGCGCCGCAAGCGCGCCGGCCGCACCCGCCGCTCGGCCGACGTCACGGTCAAGGCGCTGCGCGAGCACGGCCGCCTCGAGCGCGTCGACGAGGCGCTCGTGGTGGCGCACCGCGCCGCGGCTGACAACGTCGACCTGGCCGAGCTGGCGGCCGAGCACGGTGAGGGCTCGCCGTTCGTGGTGGCCAACGCCATCCGCACCTACCTGATGGCCACCGCCGCGCTGTACGCCCGGGTGGGCATCGTGGAGTCCGATGCTGACGACGACATCTGGCGTGCGCTGTCCGCCCCGGTGGTCGACCCCCCGTCGGCCTGAGCGCGCGACGTGGGCCACCCCGGAGCGGTTGGCCGCGGTCGAGGAGCTGCTCCGCTTCCGGCTGATGGGCTGGCAGCGCTCGGTGCTCGAGGTGGCGCTCGAGGTCCTCGACGACGGTCGCCTCGCCTACCAGACCGTCGGGCTGTCGGTCGGCCGCCAGGAAGGCAAGTCGTCGCTCGTCGACGCCCTGCTCCATCTGCGCGCCACGGGCCGCTGGCGTCAGCAGCTCGTCTACACCTGCCAGGACCGCTCGCTGGGCCGTGACCGCGTCCTCGAGCTGGCCGAGGGCCGCGCCGCCAAGTACATCGCCGCCATCCAACGCTCGAACGGCACCGAGCGCATCACCTACGTCAACCGGTCGCGCCTGGCGGTGGTGGCCGGCACCGCCAAGGCCGGCCGGGGTCGCAGCCTCGACCTGGCCGTCGTCGACGAGGCCGCGCTGCTGCCCTTCGCGGTGATCGACTCGCTCGGCCCCACCCAGGCCGCGCGCCCGGATCCGCAGCTGTGGGTGACCTCGAACGCCGGCGACGAGTCGTCGCTGATGTTCTGGCACTACACCGAGCTGGGCCGCGACGCCGCCGCCATGGACCCCGGTGTCGGGCTGGCGTGGTTCGAGTGGGGCTTCGGCGTCGACGACGACCGCACCGACGAAGCGACGTGGGAGGGCGGCATGCCGGCGCTTGATCTCACCATCACCCGCCCGTTCATCCGAGCCAAGCTCGTCGAGCTCGAGCGCGAGCCGCTCCGCTTCGACCGGGAGTACGGGAACCGCTGGCCTCCGGGGATGGGCGCCGGCCCGGGTGTCGACCTGGCCGCCTGGTCGCGCGCCGGCCACCCGCGGGTGCAAGTCGCCGGCGCCCGGCTGCTCGCCGTCGACGTCGCCGTCGATCGCAGCTACGCGGTGATCGCCTCGGCCGGCGCCGATCGCCGCGGCCGCGTCGTCGTCGAGGTCCTCGATCGCCGGCCAGGCACCAAGTGGGTCCCGGCGCGCGCGAAGCACTGGCGTGGCGTGCACCGCGGCGCGCGGGTCGTCGCCGACGAGCTCGTCGCCGCGTCAGTCGTGGCCGACCTGCGCGACGCCCACGTCCCGGTCGACACGATCGGCGGCACCGACTACGCCCGGGCGTGCATGGCCTTCGACGACTGGCTCGCTGACGGCCGCGTCGTGCACCGCGTCCAGGCCGTGCTCGACGAGGCGGCCGCCGGCGCGGCCCGCCGGCACTTCGGGGACGGGTGGGCGTGGTCGAGGACCCGCTCGGAGGGCGACGTCGCCCCGTTCGTGGCGTGCATCCTCGCCGCGTGGGCCTGGCGGACCCGCCCGAACGCCCCGCAGCCACGTGCCGGGCTCGCCTGAGCGGGATCGCCCGCACCTACCACCCATCCCCGCCCCGTTTCGTCGCTCTCCGGGGCACGTGGCGTGAGCAGCAGGCCGAAATCGGACCGTTCCGGACCCGATCCCGGGGAATCGGGCCCGATCCGGCCCGCACACGCGGCCCCCTCAGCCTGGCAGTGATTACAGCCGGCGGCGGGTGCGCGTGCGGCAGGGAGAGATCGGGCGAGAGGTGTCCCGCGACGACCACTGCATCGCGCGAAAGACCGAACGTCTGTCCGCTTGACGATCGGCGCGTAACGCCGCCCACCGTTCGCGCCGTGGGGTGGCTGCAGCGGATGTTCCCCGCTGCCTTCGTGCACGAGCCTGAGGCGCAGCCGGCGGCGCCGGCGCCGGGCCCGGTGCAGCGCGCCATCGCCGCGGCGACCGACGCCCGGGCCGGGGTGGTGGTCGGCACCCGCGAGGCCGCCATGCGTGACGACGTCGTCAACCGGGCCCGGGACCTGATGTGCGGCACGCTGGCCACGCTCGAGTTCCGGCGGCTGCGCGGCGAGGACGACCTCGGCGCCGGGTGGCTGGCCCGCCCCGATCCGACGCACAGCCGCGGCTGGTTCATCTCGTGGGTGACGGACGACCTGTTCTTCCACGGCGTGGCCATGGCCCGCGCTACAGCGCGGGACT